GCGCGCCCACTGGAAGCGGAAGGTCTTAGCATACTCTATCTCTTCTGTGTGCTTGCGGCTGTGTTCCTCCAAGGTGGCGATGCGCCCCTCTAATAGAAAGAACTGCCCCACAAACAAGCACAACCCCACGCCTACGGCAATGAGGTTGCGGAGTGGTACGGTGATGGGAGTGCTATCGTCTACTCTCAATGTGCTATACTCTCGAACACAAAGTAAGCTACGGCAGCAAAGATTGAGCCTACTACCATGTAGATCAGCTTCTCGAACTGCCCTACAGACTTACTGTTGAGGGAGGCACTATGCTGTAGCTCCATTATCATGTTAGCATGTTTGTGTATCCTATCTCCTATGCCGTCCACCCTGTCAGAGAGAGCGCGGTGCTTCTCTTCTAGGCGTATGAGCTTATCGAACTTGTCGTTTATATCAGAGAGCTGCCTGTCTATGCGGTAGAGTTTATCTTCGGAAGTCACCACTGCTCTCCTTGTCTGTTCTCATACGCTGAACGCTTCTTCTCCATGCCTGTACCGAATGCCATGTACAGCATCTGTCCAACCACAGGGATAGCACGTATTGAGTCTAGGTCAGCGAACTCCATTGTCTCTTCGTCCCAGTTATGCTCCAGCAGAGTAACTACGTCAGCTATAGCTGCCTCGACAATTCCCAGAGGCGGGATGACAACATTAGATATAGCACCTCCGACTCCGCCACGTATAGCAGTGTCTACGTTGTACCTTCCGGCAGCGCCTACACTCACCGCACCCAGCATATTCCAGAGAACACCCATAGATAAGTCTTCAGGTGCCATCTCAATAGGGTCAGCGAACCCGCTAAACAGGGCTTGACGAGCCTCGTTGATGCCGTAGTTACTGGCACCAGTTAGTATCATGTAGCTCATCAGGTTGCCTGTTGCTTCACTCTTGTTGCCAGACTTCCATGTGTTGTATACGTTCCTTCGTAGCTGATCCACCTGCTTGAGAGCAAAGGACTTCAGCGTGTATCCCATACGACCATTGGGATTGTCGTGATAAGCTGCCGGAAGGGAGCTGATAGACAGCGGCTGTATCTCATTCAGTTCAGAGAACATGAGGACACGCGCATCAGGGCTAGGGTTAACTCCGAAGTTAGGATCGAGCAGCTCTTGTCGCAGCTTCTCAGAACGACCTCCTTCAAAGGCTACGTCATACTTCTTATTGAAAGCAGCAGGGTCTAGGGCTAGCTTCTGCGCCTTGAGCATAGCGGCCTTGATGTGTATAGTCTTACCGAACCTATCCACATTCTTGAACCCAGAGTATTTCAGAGACGTGTCGAGTATCTTAGCAAGCCTACCCATAGGTATCCCCGCCTCCAGCTCAGCGCTGATCCTGTTAGCCATGCCTATGCCGTCTACGCTAATCTTGTTGTTCTTGTTGCCTAGAGTCAGAGCTATAGACGTGGCTGTGTTCTTAAAGCCCTTGTACAGGATGGTATGTCCTAAGTCAGCTATCTGTATCGCAGCAGCCTTGGGGTTAGCAAGAGCAGAGATAAGTCCTATGGTCTTAATGTTACGGGCCACAGCTGTAGTGCTTACCTTGCTGTTCCTGAAGCGGCTAACAAGAAGCGCCTGAGCCTGACCATATCTAGGATCGCTGGGATATATACCTGAGTCCTCAAGCAGAGTTCGTATGCCGAGATCAATGTCAATCTCCTGCCTTCCTCCTAAGTCTACTGTACGCTGCTGTCCCTTGGCTCCGCCCATGAAGCGTCTCTCTTCTACGTTCTCAGTGACACGCCTTACGTGTGACATCAGGGCAGCCAGAGGGTCGGCGTAGTATACGTCAAGGTCGTCAGTAATCTCATCAACCTTACGTGCCTTGGTAGTGCCAAGCGTAGAGGTCTTGTTGTTCTGCCCTCTTCGCATGATCTGTGTGAATACAGCCATCTCTTCGTTGACAGCTTGCTCACCCAGAACCCTACGAGCCGAGGCACCGTTGGTTATCTTACCGCCGCCTGTCTGCTTGGACACCTTGGTAGCCGCCTCAGCCAAGTGCTGGTCAAGGGCATCCATCTTCTGTCTACCACCAAGAGCAGCAGTTAATCCCTTTACGTCCTTAACCACACGAGGTAGCAGCTTAGGGCCAGCCGAACGGGCATAGCCTACGTCAGCGAGGTCTAAGTCCAAGTCATCCAAGACCTTCTTAGCATTGTTCCATGCTGCGACAATAGAGGGGTCACCCTTAGCAGTAAGCAGAGCATCAATACCAGCCATGTCATCCTTGTTCCACAGCTTGGTCATAGTAGCGTACAAGGGCTTGTCTTTAGTTATGGGAGACAGTCCGTGTATTGCGTCTACTCTATCAGATGTCTTATAAGATATGTTAGCGTCCATCTCTGTGAGCCTGAAGCCCATCTTCTCGTGCATGTTAGACAGACGTGTGTTGACAGCGCCACCGAAGTGATCCAACCACCCAGATGTTCCCGCCAGCTTCTCCGACACCCTGCTACGCTCCGCATTCTTGTACTCGTCAGGAGTCTGCGAACGCCTGCTCTGCATGTCAGCCCTGTGAGCGTCTAGTGTAGCTTGCTCAGCCTTGGCTGGAATCTTAGGCTTGTTGGTAGCCTGTACCATGATAGCCTTCAGCTCTTGCTCTCCGTAGCGGTATGCTACGTCACTCTCTTCCTTTACTATGCGTAATATCTCTGGGATAGAAGCGTCTGGGTTGTCCATACGAGCCATGATGAATGCGCCCTGCACCTCATCAACTACGTTGTTGGCATCAGACACTGTGTCTAAGGCCTTGACGTGATCCTTCATGTACTTGTTAGCTGCAACCTTATTAGTTACACCCTTGAGTGCACTGCCTACTACAGCACCGCCGACAGTACCAACGAGGGTAGACTTAGCGATGTGCCATGCCATGTCAGTAGCTTCGTTGAACTGAGCGTCCAGTGTGCCTACTCCGTAGATAGTAGCGTCAACAGTACCAACAGCACTAGCACCAGCAGCGGCACCCTTGATGCCTCCGCCAGCCTTGGCTGCTACGGCAGCAGCGCCACGTCCAGCAACACCAGCACCGAACGTCATTAACGCACCAGCGGCCTCGAATATCATAGCCTCACCAGGATTCTCTTCAGCGAATAGAGCCATCTCTGCTGCGCTATCTGCTGTACGCTCACGACTAGCATCCCAGAAGTCTGCTAACCTGCCGTCTTCTCCGAACCAGTCCTGCCCATCAGGAACACCATCGAAGTTCCTGTCGAGATCAGACAGCATGTCTAAGTTAGACACGAAGCCCTGTACATCATTAGCCAATCCGAAGCTAGCACCATTAGCGAACGCCTGAAGGCGGCCATTGTAGGTGTCATAGCTAGACAGACCGTTAGTCTCCTTGAAGCTAGCAACAGCATCGTCACCGTAAGTGCGGGTGTCTACTCTATTGGTGCCTGCGAAGGCTGCTTTAGATGACTCTCTGAGCTGCTCAGCAACCATGAAGTCGTCATTCTCCTCAGCCAATAGAATAGCCTTAGAGTACTGCTCCTGAGTGTAGCTCATTAGTCATCCCCCTCGCTTGCGTTAGCTGCGTTAGCTGCTGTAAGGTAATCTGACTCAGACATACCACCCTTACCGCCCGTCTTCATTATCGCAGCCATATCCCCTGCTGCATTAGCCCTCTGATCCAGAAGGAACACCGACATCTTGTAGTTCATGTTTTGCAATGACGTACGAACTCCATCTTTAGCGTCTGCTTCGAGAACCTCTTTAAACTTCCTGAGTACTATGTCCTGCGCCAGCCCAGCAGAGAACGAAGGGTTGTTGAACGACAGGCTCTCCGCTGTCTGGGCCAGAGATAGCTGCATGTCCCTGTTCCACTGCTTACTGGGCCTAGGTCCATCGCCGCCCCATGTAGAAGGCTTCAACAAACTTGCCTTGTCTGCATCCAACTCGCCCCAGTCACCGAGAAGCTCCTGCTGATTCTTAGCGAACGCGCGGCTTGTGGCTGTATCATCAACCCACAACTTCTTATTTCCAGCCTTATCTTGCTGATCGTTAACCCTCTGATGGCCTACCCATGCCACTCTTCCACCAGAACTCATAGTCGATAGCTTCTCTCTAACAGACGCTAGCTCTGCCTTCATATCTTCCTGTCCCTGTGGGGTCTGAGGCCATGGCTTCATGCTGAGAACATACGCTTCTACCTTGCCGTCTGCATCTCTAGTAGCGTTAACATCCCGCATGCCTTCTGCACTGGCATCATATGCCTTAGCTCTAGCGGCATACACCTCCGCAGGCTTCATCGGAAGACCGTTCTTCATCATAGCCACGAAAGTCTGGTCGCCCCAATTGCCATCTATAGCCTGCTGAGCGAATTCTTCACGTATCTTAGTCAGAGCAACCGTATCCTCCCCTGCTGCCGTTACAGCATTCTTAGCTGCTTTAGCCGAATCAGTAGCTATATCGTGACGCTCTCCTGCTCGTTTCTCTCTAGCCGCAGCCGTAGCTTTAGCGACTACCGCCTTGGCCTCGTCACGCTCTTTCTGGTCATGCCCAGTGTACAGTGCCATCGCAGATTCAGGACTCATTATACCTGCGATGAGGGACTTCGCTTGAAGCTCGTAGCCAAGCACCTCAAGATTAGCGGCCAGCGCGTCCCTTCCTCCGTCAGCGAAAGTCTTATCTATCTCACCCTGTACGATACTTGCTTGACGCTGGCCGTATTCTGTCTTGTTTTGGGTAGACCTCTCGACACTCTGGGCCATGGAAAGAGACTGCTGTGATCCAGCCATGTCACCGCTCTTAGCTTGTCGAGCAGCCTTCTCACGTAGAGATGCTGGATCGTTGATGTCAACCTCTGGCGCACCTAAGTTAGCGGCAGTGTTCTGTAGCCCTTCCATTAGGTTCTGAGTGTTATTCATGTTACCGAACATACCACTCTTGTTACCGTACTGCATTGTGTTTGCTTGTCCTGCCATTGTCATAGCTCCTTAGGATTAAAATAGGTATGAGAGAGCGGTGTCAGCTACAGAACCAACAGCCGATGCCGCAGCGCCAAACATTCCGGCTTCCATATCAGCAGAAGTTATATTGGCATTCATGTACATCTCTTGTCCAGTCATGTTAGCCTGTGTGTTTAGGTTAGCACCTGCTATCTGCCCTGTCTGATTGAGGTTACTGTTCTGTATCGCAGGGTTCATAGAGTTTATGAGACTGGCTTCAGATACGTGAGAGCCTCTAAGTGCTATGTCTGCTGCTTGTGTCTGTTGAAGCTGCTCTTGTCCGGCCTGTGAACGTGCGCCGAAGAACGCCTGCAACAGGCTATCCTCTTGTGCGCTCTTGTTAGCGTACTGCTCGGAGCTTCCGCCACCAAAGCCTGTACGTCCTGTGGAGTATAGGTCATTAGCCATCTGCTGATCCGCACGCTGGAATCCCGGCTGTAGCGCAGCCTGCGCACCTGCGAATATGTCGTTTGTGCGATCGCCAACACTCTGTCCTGCTGCTGCGAACATTCCGTTTGCTGCGCCCATAGCTGCGTCAGATGTTGCTTTCTGATCCGCGCCGAGAGCAGCAACATAGCCGCCGTTAGGCCCAGTCGTTACGTTGCCTGTGTTAGTAACTACCGCGTAGGGATTCCACGCTGTATCCGTCTGAGCCTGTGCGCCAATCTTCCCTAAGTCAGTCTTAGCCTCATTGCCTATCTTCTCTATATTCTTCTGGGCATCGTTCATGCCTTTAGCTTGAATCCCGCCTGTTAGTACGTCGCCAAGTAAGCCCATTAGTAAGTTCCTCCGTCTAGTGTAGCGGTCAGTACGCCTGTTATGGTGACGGCTGCTGCTGTAAGCGTACCTGTGAATGTTGGGCTAGTAGTGTCAGCCTTAGTAGCTGACGCTAAAGATATAGCGTTATACTCTGCGTCTATCTCTGCTCCGCTGACAATCTTAGCAGGGTCGCCCGTACTGAGAGAGTCTTTGACGGCAAAGTTAGTAGTCTTTGTGTAGTTACTCATAGTAATCTTCCTAATAGTGTCTGTATGTTAATCTCTTGGAGGGAGAAGCTAGCTGAGTCTACTTCAGTTTCAATCCCTATCCTCAGTGTTGTTCCTCTGCCCCCTACGTTGCTGGACTGACGAGTTATGTCGCTCTTTACTCCGTACTCAGCTAGACCGAACTCTGCTACTCCGTAGTAGAAGAACGTACTTGCGGCCTGTAGAGGCACGACTAGAGATACGTTAGACCCTGAGTAGTCGTATGAGGTGCTTAGGAAGTAAGGGTTGCTAGTGTTAGTGGCCAACGTAAGAGTAACTTTCTTTGCCATCTTCAACCGAGTACTGTCTCCGAAAGACATATAGTTGGTGAAGTATCGGAAGGGGTACGAGACTCCGTGATCTAAGTACCCAGCGTATTCAACTACTGACGATCCCTTGGATGTGGTTAGCAGAGTCTGACCGTTTCGTGTGATAGCCGCTGTGGCCTCGGTTCCAACCCAGCGTGTTACGCGCATGGCTCCCCTCTCATCACGGACAGCAGTATTGAATGCCAGCACATTAGGAGTATACTCAGACATCAGCAGGTATAGCTGCTCCTCTGGTATGAAGAGAGCGCGTATACGATACTTCTGAGCTGCTGTCAGGGTAAGGAGAGAATCACGCAGATCAGTACGGACGTTGCTGCTAATCTCTCCAATAGGCATGCTCTTCTCTTGTATGAGACGGCCAAGGCTACGCACTCCAGAACCGTCTAGGAACAGAACGTCTGACCCTAGGCTCTGTACGGTGTCTCGTGCTATGCAGCCTACTCCGCCTATGGTGTCGCCTAGCGTTATGCCGCCAGCGCTTGGATCAGCAGAGGGATCGCCTTCGCAGTTGTTGTATACGACTACGTTGTCTTTGCCGAAGATGATTAAGGCTGCGTTGTGTACGTGCAGGGCTTCGATGGTGTCGTACCCTGAAGGCCAGTAGTGGCTGACGTTGAAGAAGTCAGCGTCACCAGCCCCATCTACAACGAAGTCTTCTCCGTTCAGACGTGTGCTATAGTACACTACTTGGTGGTTGTCTACGTCAGTGTTACCCAGCCATAAACGGCCATAAGCAGAAGTACCACACTTAGCACGAGGCATAGAAGTAGTGTTGACGTATGTGGTTGTTGTAGCGTGATCGTATACTATAGGGTCGTGGCCTTCCTGTATGAAGAACACCTTGTTGTTGAGGCCAAGTATCTGCCAGTTGTCGTCAGTAATCCCCGACGTTAGTGGGGTTATGTCTGTGTATGTACCTGCTACGATGTCAGCAATGTACAGCTTTAGGCCAGCAGCCACGAAGATAACCTCTGTTCCGTCTTCTGATAGGAAGTTGTATATGACAGAAGGAGTGTCCGGCCCTATCGGGGTAGCTCCCTCTCCTGCAACAAGGACATTGAAGCCTTTACGAGCAGCAACCCTGCCGTAGCTATCAATGATTGCATTGTCTGCCACCTGAGCAAAGCCATCAGGCATGTCTGTCTGGGACTGCTCAGTGTTAAGGCCAAGGAATCCTGGAGCTGCAATGGTTAGGTTAGTCTGAGCTTGGCTCATCTGCGGTAGCTCCCGCCAAGAATAGGCTCTGCCTTCCAATCGGATTCTTCGTCATTACGTGCGCTGTCGTAGGCTATTGCGTCTGATAATGTTCTCTTGGCTATCTGAAAGTATTCCTGTGATGTGTTACCTTGCACTTCTCCACGCTCTCGCACAGCCAAGGCTATAGCAAGGTCACGTACAGGTCGGGAAGGCAAGACAAGTACGTCAGAGCTGTCTACGAGGTCTGGCCTACGCTGCCAACCAACAAATACCAGAGTTGTGTCTGCACTAGGAGCTGGGCTGATCTGTATGACAGCATCTCCATTGGCATCAACTCCATTGTTGCACCAGTTGCTTACAACACCAGCGGCTATGTTGTTACGCAGTCCTTCTATCTGCATGAACCGGCGTGATCGCTGTATAAGCAAGCCGCCGTTGTTGGTCAGGTTCATAGCGTAATCAATCGCGATAGAGTTGTTGCTCCCCACCAGAGAAACCTTGTCTGGATCAGCAGCGGCTGCTAAAGCTGACACTTGCAGCTCTACCAAGTTGGCAGACCAGTTGTGTGCATCCTCGACCTGCTGCTTAGCATCGTTGACGAAGCTAGCAATCAGTGCAGCGTATGGGTTGTAACTTACGGATGTAACTGTGTCATCTCGGATGGCGATAAGCACATCGTTAACTAACTCTAGGTATGTTCTCATCGGTTTAGATGCTCCATTTGGTCTAATAGTGGGCCTAGTATAGCGTAAGCTGCTGGGCTAAGTTTGTCATAATCGAATAGGTTGCCGGAACGAGATGCTTGCGATCCGTTGCCAATGAGAGCAGAGAGAGAGCCTAGACCACCGAGTCCGTCTCCTCCATCGCCGCCGTTCTTGCCATCAGTTCCGTCTTTGCCGTCTTTGCCGTCTACGCCAGCTTCGCCATCGTTTCCATCGGTTCCGTTATCGCCGTTGTTTCCATTCTGACCGTTAACGCCGTCAGTACCGTTCACTCCAGTGCCGCCAGTTCCGCCACCAGCAGTATCTCCACCGCCGCCTTGAGCGTCTATAACCTTCTGCCACTCATCATCTCCCCAATTGCCTGTATCCGCATAGGGGTTGTAAGAGTCAGTATCATCCGTGGTGGTGGTAGTATCTGTGGTGTCAGTAGTGATTGTGCTAGTTCCGAGTATGTCATCTGGATCGTATTCATCACTGTTGCCATCTGGTATCCAGTCTAAGTTAGGGTATGTAGGTGTTTCCCCTACCCCTACATCTCCCTTGAACTGGTCTGCGTCATCATAAGACACCTCAGTAAGATCAGCACCGCGCCAGTCAGTGTGTACTACGTAGTAGTCATCCAGCTCGGTTCCATCAGGGAAGTCCACACCAGTGAAGTCAGACCACTCGCCCTTGAGGTTATTAGCTAAGGCAGTATCGCCATCTAATTTAGCAGCGTCTACAGCCTCAAACAGTTGATACTCCACTGTGCCGTCGTCGTTCCCTGCGTATAGAATTCGTCCGTCAGACGTCTCAAAGCGATCGCCCATACGTGAATCGGTGGCGTTTATATCAACATAGTCTCCGTTCTCGTCTACCCAGTAGGACGTAGCGTCTCCTCTCTCGCCCGCCGCAGGAGCGTTAGACAGAGCGTTCTGTTGCACGTCCACGGGCTTGTCTGTAAGCTGAGGGCTTGCATCAGTAGATGGGGCGCCGTCTGATCCGCCGCCACCGCCACCACCGCCGCCATCATCGGTCAGGTCAGTGTTAGTAACAGTGACGTTGGTGTTCTGGTTGGTAGTCCAGTAGGGGTGTGTAGGATCAACAGGGCCAGAGCCGTCTGCTAAGATTGGACCTTCATAGTCCTGCCAGTTGTGGTGGCCAGAGGCCCAAGATTCGCTTGCCTCGAAGTCACCACCGCCATTGACAGACATATTGTGTGTCTGACCGTCATCATATGTTGGCAGCACTTCGCCTGTTACGGGATTGAACTTCTCCGTCATCGGAGTGCCGTCATCGTTCATCAACGTGTTGCCGTACTCGTTGTACTTGATGCGCGTCTCAGGCAGAGGAACACCATCCATGTCATAGCGCATGTCGGGAATGTGTGGGTTGTCTGTGTGGAAGGTGTCCAACGTTGTATTGTAGTCAGCGTTATTCAGCATGTCCTGATACTCACTGCCAGAAGGCGGTGGAGGTGCCGGTAGCCTGTACTTAGCGCCGATAGATACTGTGTCTATGAACTCTAGGCCATCGTCTGGGCCGTGTGTGGGGCTTTCCAAGCCGCCTATGCCTGTACCAAAGAGTCCATCGTCTGCAGTGGGGTCTTCAGGCAGGGTCTGCATGTTGCCTTCCCAATCCTCGTACTCAGCAGGAGCCGTATCTACGAAGTAGCCGCCTATCTCTCCGGCTGCCCAAGATGCAGCGCCTTTAACAGCTTGAACGCCGTTGGCTATTAGTCCTGTCTGGATGGCTTCCTCAAGGTCGCCGCCGTTGGCTACTGTCTCAAGGGCTGTTGCTGTGATCTGGTTGGCAACGGAAGGAGACAGACCGGGAAACATTGCCACCAGCGACTCACCACCAAAGGTGATGGCACCTGCTGTAAGCCCTGTTATGACACCTGAGCCTACTGCATTAAGCAGGTAGGCACCGTTAATCTCTGCGCCTGACACGATGCCATTGGCTATATTAGCGCCTGTTGCGAAGGCGGCTGTGGCTGCGTATCCTGCGTATGCTGCGGGTACGCCAAGACCAGTCATAACTCCTGTGAGTCCTGTGGCTGCTGTTACTGTTCCCCCTGCTCCTACTACTGCTTGCGTTCCAATGAGAGGGCCAGCAAGCGCTATGGTTGCTATACCCACTGCGACTATCTCTGGGTTCTCTTCTATGAAGTTACCGATTCCATCGGAGCCTTTCTCTAGGGTTCCTATCTTCCAGAAGTCTCCGCCCGACATGGGGTTGTTAACGTCCTTGCTGTAATCGCCCTTATAGTTCCAAGCAACCATCTGTCCGTCTACTTCCGTCTCATCACCCAGTAGTCCCTGTGATACCGTGACGCCGTGTCGCTGAGCCTCACTGAGGTGCTTGTCCTTGCCCCAAGTACCGGCTTCATCGCCCCATAGTCTCACGGGGTTCTCGCCGTTGTGGTCTGCACTAGCTGTAGTGGCATCCCAGTCTACGTGCTGGTCGTTAGTGCCGAATGCATCCGAACCACCGCCGCCGAATATATCTACGTTATCTGAAGACTCCGCTGCTATAGCGTGAAAGCGTATAGCGTAAGCTGGGTTCTCTTCAGCCCACAGCTTGAATGCCGTAGGGTCAGTAGCGAACATCGTATGGACGAGGTTAAAGAATTCTTGAGGGTTGGTGTCGTAATCCCCTGATTCCATCCCTGCTATGTACCCATCAACATTGAGTCTAGTTCCAGTAGCGAAGGAGTCTCCTGCCGCCATAGTCGCTTGAACATCCTCAAACGAGGGCAGCTCTACTTCTGGCGCATCTGGACCAGCTGGCTCTGTAAGGTATGGAGTTAAGTCAACGTCTTTTAGAACGTTGCCCCACGCATCTTCGTCCCAGTTGGCTGGGTTTGAGTAGGGGTTCTCTTTGTAGGCTAGGAACAGGCGCCCTTCTTCAAGGTCTTCTGCGCTGAATCTGGAGGTATCATTACCTGATGCAATGTCATGTGCGGCTCTCTCGCCGTTGGTCATTTCGTCCCACGTCTTCCCTGTTATCCGAGATGCATCCGCTGGTAGCTCCTCTCCAAGCATGCCTGTATTTAGCTCTGTTGAGTCTCCGAAAGGCTGTGATGTATAGCTCTCAGGGAGGCCGTTCAGTAGTATCTCCTCAGCACCTTCAGCTCCAGGATTCTCCTTAGCCCATTTAAGAACTTCAGCACCGAACTCAGGACTCTTAGTAAGGGTCTTATCCCACATGGATGCTTCGACTGCTGTATCCCACGAGGCTTGGTTCTTATCAGCAGTAAGCTGCTGCTCGTATGCGCCCAGAGTGTCTCGGTTGATGTCGTTGAACATGCCTGATGTATCAGCGGAAGGATCGAATCCGTCAGCAGTGGAGGCGGCTGCTCCCATTCCATTCTCTGATGGGCTACCTGTAGTGTCCCAAGTGCGGCGCTCTCTGCCGTTGTTGATGTTCCATAAGTCAGCACTAGAGCCAGCGTTGTTGCTTCCAACGAGCTGCTCATAGGGGTTGTTGTCTGCTGCTCTTTCTTCGTTGTTCCTGTAGTAGCTTTGGCTGCCGTCGTTCTGTCGGTAGGTGTGCATCATGCTAGACTCACCCAAGCCTAGATCAACCCTAGCTTTATCTCTCTTAGCACTGAAGGCGTTTCTCTCTTCCTGCAGCTTGTCCCATTTAACCTTGTTCTGGGCCTTCTTTATCTGCTCTGGAGTCATCTTATCTTCTTCCATTACTTATACTCCTTTAAGCGCGTCTACTTCAGCCTTCAGCTCTTTAATGGCCTCAACCAGCAAGCCTATCATGTTGCCGTAGGCTACGCCTAAGTGTTCACCGTCAGGTGTTATTGATACAGCTTCAGGCAGTACGGCTTGTACGTCCTGTGCAATCAGCCCAGCTGAGCGGCTAAGTGAGTTCTCATCTAGGTAATCGAATGTGACACCGTTAAGAGCACTCACCTTAGCCAAAGCATCGGTGATAGGCTCTATGTCCCGCTTGAGCCTTCTGTCAGATATGCTAGTCATGTTTCCGGAGTGGTACCAGTCAGCATTAATAGTAGCTATGCTCGCTGTGCTGGACTTGATGATTATTCCTCCAATCTGTCCTGAGGCAGTAGCGGCACCAGAGGAGTTTAGTATCATAGACTGAGCGTGTTGGCTGGTCTGTCCAGACCCGTTACCCAGTGCTATCGCAAAGTTGCCTTGGTCAGAATTACCAGATTGTCGTCCTATAGCGATGGCATAGTACCCTTGGTTTGTAACACCACATGCGTCTCCTATTGCAACAGCAGATGTTCCTTGGTCTGTATATCCACAGTTTACACCAACAGCAGTTGCGCGCGTGCCTTGGCTTGTAGTACCAGTTGAGGCTCCTATTGCTACAGCACCAACGCCTTGGCTCGTCTGTCCAGCAACATGACCAACAGCTACACAGTAATCGCTTTGCGTAGTTTGTCCTGCTTGACAACCAAGAGCGACAGAGTATTCGCCTTGCGTAGTTAGTCCTGTTAAGTATCCAACAGCGGTAGCGTAGAAGCCTTGCGTAGTTTTTCCTGCTTGAGAACCTATAGCGATAGAGCCTGTGCCTTGCGTAGTTTGTCCTGCTTGAGGACCAAGAGCGACAGAGCCTGCGCCTTGTGCAGTGAGTCCAGCATTGACGCCAGCCCTATAGCTGTTAGCTCCTGCGCCTGTGCTGGTGACAGAACCTGATCCAACTAGGATGGATACGCCTGTTGCTTTACCAACGTACATTGTGCCGTCAGTTGTGTTTACTGCTATCTCACCTTCTACGAGATCAACGTCAGCAGGTACTGAAGTAGTGGTGCTGGAGTTCTTAGTAATTATGGTGGACATGGCGGGCTTCCTATAGAATGTGGGGGATGTTAATACCTAGAAAGCCCCGCCACCTTTACGATGACAGGGCCGTACAGCTAAGTGGAGATTATCCAGCTACAGCCAAGACGAATCCAGCTTCAGGACGCATAACCTGCGTACCGTAGATAGTGTCGCTTGTGAACAAGTCAGCAAGGAACTCTTGCTTGTACTGGCTCTGTGAACGAACAGCCAACTGCTCTGCGTGGACGTAAGTGTCCTTGTGCAGAAGAGTAGCAGCGCGAACGCCAGTCTCGATCACTGGGCAAGCAGTAGTGACGTAGCACTTGATGCCGTACAGTTCACCGATCAGGCCAGTTTCAACGCCAGTGCCGCCAACGAAGTCGCTGGAAACATA